CGAACAGCCCTGCGGGCGACGCCAAGCTGAAACTGTTTGTCAGTGGCGAGGATGTGTACAAGGTGAACGCTTCTGCGACGTTCGGCGTTCCCGTTGCCGACATCACGTCTGAACAACGGCAGATAGGCAAGGTGCAGGAGTTGGCGTGCGGGTTTGCCGGTGGTATCGGCGCGTTCGCGGCGATGGGCCGAGCGTATGGCGTGCGTCTACCCGACAGCGAAGCGCAGCGCATGGTGAATGGTTGGCGTAGGGCGAACCCGTGGGCTGCGCCGTATTGGCAGGGGCTTGAGAACGCCTACACGACCGCGATGCGGAACAAGAACACAGACATAGAAATAGGCTGCATCGTCTACCACTACGATGGCTTGCATCTCTGGTATATGCTGCCGAGCGGGCGGGTGCTGTGCTATCCATACGCCAAGTTTGACGAGGACGGCATCAGCTACGCCAAGTCGGCGTGGAAGCCCGCGCAGGACGCAAAGCATTGGCCGCGTGCGCGGTTGTGGAAAGGTCTAGCGTGCGAAAATATTACTCAGGCAATCGCAAACGATCTGTTAAGGTACGCGCTCAGACAACTTGACGATGTGGTCTTGCACGTCCACGATGAGATAGTAATTGAATCAGACAGGCCGGAAGATGTTGCTTCAGAACTGAAGCGCGTGATGACGACCTGTCCGAATTGGGCAGGGGGTCTGCCACTAGCGGCAGAAGTAAAAATTATGGGGAGGTATAACAAGTGAATTTTCTAGAGCATTTAATGACGGCTGCGCCGGATGGCGAGACGATCTTGGTCGTCAAACAAAAACCAACATCGCAGAAGCACAAAGACGGGTCGGTCAAATACTTCTGGCCCGCTTATCTGCCGGATAAGTACAGAGGCGAGGGCGCATGGTACGCCAACACGGCGTCGTTTGTCGTTGATAGGTTCACCGACGGCAAGGTTCACGCAGGTGCGGCATACTGCGACTACGTAGCGTTCATGGTGCTTGACGACATCGGCACGAAGAGCAAGACGCCGCCGCTTGAGCCGACGTGGAAGATGGAAACCTCGTCCGGCAATTACCAGTGGGGTTACAAGTTCAAGTTGGACGAGCAACCAACAAAGGGCGAGTTCTCAGCGGCTATCGTTGCCATTGCAGAGGCGGGCTACACGGATCCCGGCGCTATCAATCCGGTGCGTAACTTCCGTTTGCCGGGGTCGATCAATCTGAAAGAGGGGCGCGATAACTTTGCGTCGGATCTTGTAGAGCATACGCCTGAGCGGATGTTCACCCTTAAGGAAATCTGCGACGCTCTTGGCGTGACGCCGCACGACCCTGACACAAGCACCCGCCGCAAGATGACGCTTGATGATAACGGTCAGGACGACGTCCTGAAGTGGATGTACGACCGAGGCGAGGTAATCGAGAACGGCAACGCAGAGGGGTGGTTCGGCGTCGTCTGTCCTAATGCGGCAGAGCATAGCGACGGCAATGCGATGGGCCGCTACCATCCGCTGAACCGCGCCTATACCTGTTTCCACGGTCATTGCGGCGACTGGACTTCGCGCCGCTTCCTGTGCTGGGTAGCGGAAGAGGGCGGCCCTAAGCACGAGCATGGTCTGCGTGACGAACTCATTGCCAAGGCGATGAACGAGGCGCTGTCCAAGCTGTCGCCAACTGCGGCATTTCCAGACGCGGCTGCCGAGATCATCGCGGAGATTGAACGCAAGGAGTTGGGCAGAGTTGCGAAAGCGGACTGGTATAGCCGGTTCGCATACATCCAAGAAGACGAGGCGTTCTTTGATCTGCAAGACCGGCGCGAAATATCAAGGTCTACGTTCAACGCGCTGTTCCGACACATCACCTGTAAGTCGATACACAATGGGCGTCGCATTGAGGCGTCCGTCTGCTTCGACGAGAACCGTCAGGCGATGGAAGCCAAGGTGTTGGTCGGTATTACCTACGCCGCCGGCGAGAGCGTCCTTGTGGCGCGTGATGGCGACGTTTACGGCAACAGGTGGCGCGATGCGCGACCACAGGGCGCGCCAGGCGACGCACAACCGTGGCTCGACCATGTAGCGTTGCTGATCCCCGACGAGCGTGAGCGTCAGCACCTGCTCGACATGATGGCGTTCAAGGTGCAGAACCCCGCCATCAAGATCAACCACGCCGTGTTGCATGGTGGCGATGAAGGGTGCGGCAAGGATACGATGTGGGCGCCCTTCATCTGGGCGGTCTGTGGATCCGGCCTCAAGAACCGAGGCTTGGTTGACAATGACAGCATCTCGTCTGCGTGGGGCTACCACCTTGAGAGCGAAGTGCTGATCATCAACGAGCTGAAGGAAGCAGACGCCAAAGAGCGCCGGGCATTAGCCAACAAGCTAAAGCCCCTGATAGCCGCGCCGCCTGAAATGCTGCCGATCAACCGCAAGGGTCTGCATCCGTACATGATGCTGAACAGGATGTTCGTCTTAGCGTTCTCGAATGATCCGGTTCCGATCTCATTACCGTCGCAGGATCGTCGGTGGTTCTGCGTCTGGTCGCACGCGCCTCGGATGGCTGAGGAAGACGCTACGCGGCTCTGGAAGTACTTTCAAGGCGGCGGCTTTGCCGCTGTTGCGCATATGTTGCAGACACGCGACGTGTCGGCGTTCAACCCGGCGGCTACTCCGTTTATGACGGACTTCAAGATCAACTTGGTCGAGAGCGGCATGAGCTTGTTGGAAAGCTATCTGATGCGTATGATCGTCAACCGCGAAGGTTCGTTCGTGAATGGCGTCATCGGTGGGCCGTTCCACGCGCTGTGCGACACGCTATCGGTATCAGCACCCAATGGCATGAAAATCCCGCAGTCCGCGTTGCTGCACGCGCTCAAGGAAGGAAAGTGGGTTGACAAGGGCCGCCTAGCGTCGGCGAAGCACGGCACGAAGAAACACATCTTCTGCGCGCCTGAGTACACCGACTGGTCTAAGTCCGATCTGCGGGACTTCATAGAGCCTAAGCCGCAGCCTAAATTTAACATTGTATAATAAGAAGCGCCCGTCGGGGGGTCATCCGACGGGCGCCAATATGCGTTCTGGGAGGAACGCTTAGATGTCTAGCACGGCTCCTATGATGCCGACAAGGGCTAAAGATATTATTGCGATGATCATCGGGGCCACGCTATCGCAATAGCTGTGCAGAAGACGATGCCTGCTAGGCAATACATGATCCGGTCAGCCATTTTTCGACCATATCTTTTTGCGTGTCACCACGTCCGGCATTGGCTCGGCTGGCGGCAGTTCAGGATGATCTTCAGCAATGAGCGCCGCTATGTCCCGCTCGACTGCATCCATTGGCGACGGCGCGGCTAGGCTCGCCAATTGAGCGTATCCGGCGATGTCGTCCCAATGGTCGCGGAAGTTAGGGTCACCGTTCAGGATCCGCGCCAATTTAGACGCGATCATTTCAATCGCCTCTGCTTGCGGCTCTGTAAGCCTGTTCCAATTCTTGGACAGCATCATGGTTAGTTTGATCTTCTGACTTGTCTCGGCTGTCTTCGCATACTGCCCGTGCGTCTTCTCTCGTTCGTTTAACATATTGTCCTCTTTCTAACACCGCCTGTGCGGCTACTGTGGATGTGTAGTGGTAGGTTAGCTGGCCGTCGTGCGTGCTTGCACGCCATTGGCCTTTCCATCTGTTGAGGCTGATCCAACCTAGTCGGTTGTCTTGCTCGTCCGCAACAATGAAACAATCATCCCCGTCGTAAATTAGATTCATAGCGTTTAATCCCGTAAAAAACAGTTGAGTGATCCCGATCACCGATATAGCGCCCGATCTGTGGTAGCGACAGGCCAAGCTCTTTATGCAGCCTGTAGTAGGCGAGCATCCGCGCATTGATAAATTTTTTGCTACGGTTGTGGCTAGTCAACTGATCCAGTGTAATACTGTGCAAGGCGCACACCTCGCGCAGGATCAGTTTCCATTTCGGAACCCCGGCAACGCCTGCAACTTTGAGCAGTTCGTGCGCCTCGCGGAACTGATCCGACGTAGGTGTTGAGCGCGGTGGCGGCGGTGGCGGCGGTGGACGCACTATTGGCGGTGGCGGTGGCGCACCTGCCCACAAGCGCGCCCTGACCGCCTTATAATGCTGTTGAAGCTCGTTCATCTGTGATCCTTCCCGAATCCATGTGTAGTATGTAAACCCGCGCCTGTGGGTGCACTTTGCACCAGTGATCGTACACCATCTCGGCATCGGCGAAATTGTCTTCGACCGTGTCGTCGGCGAAGTCGTCCTCAATTACCGCAACATAGTAATCCACTTTGTCATAGCGTCCCATTATGCCCCCCACTGTTCTGCCATAGCATCGGCAATGCCCTGAAATGTCGCTGACCGTAGTTTCCAACGGTCGGGCGACGGTGACTTATTGTCGTGCCCATAGTTGTCGCACTGGTTCGCCCATCGCTGCGCGATGCGCCCCGTAGGCGTCACAACCGTGCGCGGTGCAACGTATTGCGTCGGGCGTAGAGGCGGCAACTCTTTCAGCCACAGGCACGTCCGCTTGCTCGCATCATGCCCGAAATCATACGGTTGTACCATCTGATCCGGTTTGCGGATTTTGCTTGATATGATGCTGACGGGGTTCTCTAACGCAATGCGCGGGATAGGCGCATCCAATAGCAAGCGCACGAAATCAAGCGCCTCTTGCTGTTCACCCGACGCTATCTTGCGGGCAAAATGCGCCGCCCCGCTCACGGCTAGGTGAGTGCATGGCGGGTGCGCAATCATCAAGTCCCATCCGTGGCCTAGCACGTCGCGCACGTCGCCCTGATAGTGCGGCCCGTCGCGGTCGGTCGGTAGTATGTCGCACGACAAAGCAAAATGACCCCGTGCGAGGAAAGCATCGCGCACGGTTCCGCTGTACTCGCAAGCAATAAGAACTTTCATTGTCCGGCCCTCAGATGCGCGATAATTGACGCCGCATCGCGCATGATGATAGCGTTCGGATAGGTAGCGGCGACATATGCGGCAACCGTCGCGCAATCGGGCATTGCGTTCATCGTATAAAGATTGCCGCCATCCTTAAAACAAAACTTTTTCAGGTACTTTTTTGCGTCTTTTTCCAATAGATGCTCATTCAGCAAATCGTCAATCATGCTATCCAGATCAGGCGCGATTGTAACGCCCTGATACACGGTAGCGGGTAGCGTTTTAGCATAGGCGTCCGCATCGGCTAGCGCGCCCTTGACGTAATCATAATAGTTGTGACCGCCGCCATAGCCGCGATTAGAAACGGCTAACACCTTGACGCCGTCGCGATACACATCCGCGCTGAAGCACGTCGTTTCTTCCGACATCCGCGTATTAACGGAAACATTCTTAAGACTGTACATTGCGTTCTCCCAAACACACTAGCCGACCATCGGCTAGCTTGTGATCCGGCGGGACAGCCCGCCGGACTGCAAGCTAGTCAACAAAGGTTAATACTTCGTTCCAGTCGTCGGTTGACAATAGACAATCGCCAAACTCGATATCGCATACCGAAAAGCGTTCCCCGCCTGTTTCGCGGTCTTCGGGCTTCTCAAAATTAATAAATATTTGATAAACGCCCCATTGCCATGACGGGCAGACATCGTTTCTCCACGATCTATCCGTCCAATCCCTCGGGATAGGCGGAAGAGTTGCGGTATCGTATTCTGGAAAAGCGTTCTTGATCATTATAGCCCCCCTGTTAACCTATGACGACATCGCCGATATCGGACATGGCAAGCGCGAGCGCGATTGCGTCCTTGCGCGTCCGATAATGCGACATCAAGCGCCGCTCATTACAGACGTTATCCTCAAACCACAATTCCCACCGCTTGCCATTTTTTAATACGTACCATGTCGTTTTCATGTTACTTCCCTTTGACTGGTTCAATCGTGAATTGACGCATCGATTGTGTCATCACGTCACAACATTCGTCGTCGTTCTCATCCGCTTCTGCGTCGATAACCCATCCGAAGCGCTTGCCAATGAAAGCGATACCCGCGTCATGCGTCGGACATTCGCCCCATACACGCGGCCCATAACCTGTAATCTCA